AAAGATGAGTAGTCCAGATGCACACCATGAGCTTGGGCCGAGCACATTAAAATATGTGGAAATCTGCCCGAGCTATAGAAGTAGTAATGAGACCAATATATTCGCTGAGGAAGGAACTAAGCTGCACGAAGCAGCCGAGACCGGAAACCTAGATGGCTTGGATGAGGAGCAGATGAGGTTGGTCATAGCATGCTTGGATTATATTAAACCCTTGGAGGATGGAGCAGATGATATCTATAAGGAATTACGAGTCAGCATCAAACATGGGGAGTAGCGATGATGGGTACTCATCAATCGAGGGAGCAATTCGGCAAAGCACGGAAAACCCTATTGGTTATGAGCTTACCCTACTGCTCGATAGAAAAGTCGTTATGGGTCAAACTCTTATCCAGCGAGGAGAGAGTTTATTCGTAAGAACCGCAGAAGAAGAGATACCGATCTACGCATTTAAGATGGATAACAATTTACAAAGGATTTTAAAAGATGGCTACGATATTTGGAACAGTTGATTTTGTCAGCATTAAGGGAGACCACGCGGATGTGGTTGATTATAAATACGGACGGGGTCCGGTTGATGATAGTGAGATAAACATTCAGGGACAGGCATATTTGCTCGGGGTTATGGATAAGTTTCCAAAGCTTAAGACCGCGACTGTGCATTTCATTTTACCGAGGCGCGATGAGATATTGACGCATAGTTACAAGCGGGAGGATATGGAAGATATCCGTCTACGAATTAATTTAATCATCGAAAAGGCTGAGGTTGAGCTAGAAAAACGGGAAGCTATTCCTAATAGTGAAGGCTGCCGGTATTGTAAGCATAAGCTTTCATGCCCCGCCCTATCGGATAAATTATTACCGCTCGCCAAGAAATATAGCGAGAGCGTAACCGATTTCGAGATGACTTTATGGGGGAGCTACAGCCCCGATAAGGTCGAGGATCCAATGGTCTTATCTCGGATGCTTAATGTCGCGGCCGTCGTGGATAAATGGCAAGCTGCTGCAAAGAAACAAGCTCTTAAATTAGCTGTTGAACAGGGTGAAGAAATCCCGGGGTATAATTTACATTATCGAAATGCCACAGCTAAGATCGAAAATGGTCAGGAAGCCTATGATTCTGTTTCTGATCTTTTGAGTGCCGATGAATTCATGGATGCATGCAATGTGTCCGTATCTAAATTGGCCAAGGCATACGGTGAGAAACTCCCAAGGGGTGAGAAAAAGACCGCCCGTGGAGCTATAGAAACTAGGCTTGAGGACAGTGGGGTTTTACCCGCTGAAGAAGACCGGGAAAGATCCCCATACCTCCGCAAGTCCCAAAATCTTTAATCTGAGTGTATAACATTCAGCATACAAACAAATACAAAATAACAAAATAACAAAATACGAAAATGGCAAAAGCAACATTAAGTGAAAAAGTAAGTGAAACGACATCCGACGCGGAAGCGGCTGGAGATATTATTGAAGGTTCCCCAACCGCATCCTTGGCTATTCAGCCCGGACAAGGTTTGGTGGGAGATTTTGATGCGAGCGATATATCGTTTCCAAGATTACAGATAGCTCAGGGAGTAGGTGCATTATCCGAAACCTATAAAAAAGGTACCATCGTTCTTGATGGTGAAACTGAAATAAGTGACGGTGAAAAAGAGGTAGAGTTTACCGTATGCCGTATTGGTAAGATGTTTGAAGAAAACATTGAATGGGACAGCGGAGAGATTCCTCGCATCATGAGCACGAAAGCAGAAGTCCTTGAAGCAGATCCGGAAGCTACCTTTGTGTGGCAAGATGGCACACCTGCATCATGGAAAGCAATCGCTGATGCTCTGGTCTGCATTAAAGGAGATAACCCTGATGACTTTCCATTCGAGCATGAAGGAAATAATTATGCATTCGCATTATGGAGAATAAAAGGAACCGCGTATAAGCATGCAGCGGTGCCGATTTTTACAGCAGCAAAGATGTATTACCGAGCGGGTATTAATACCGGATCATTCAGGCTTACTACTGAGAAGGTAAAAGCTGGTAATAACTTTGTTCATGCTCCGAAGCTCCGTAAAGGCTCTAAGCATGATCCTAAGTTCGTCGAATGGCTGAAAGATTTTAGCTAATTGGCTCATATCGATTAGTTGTGGTGTGTGTAGGGGGTCAGAGTTTGTGTTCTCTGGCCCCCACTACCGCCGCAGCAATTCACTTTTCATAAAAACCACACACCACAATTATGAATAAAAAAGTAGCAGCACTAGATTTTGAGACCTTTTATAGTAAGGATTACTCGATAGCGGGAAGTAGCACCTACCAATATGTCACCCATCCGGAATTCGATGCGTACCTCGTATCAATTTATTGTCCGGAATTTGAATATGTCGGACTCACCAAGGACTTCGACTGGAAGCGGTTGGATGGGTACACCTTGATCGCTCACAATGCGTCTTTTGACCAAAGAGTTTTTGAACGATGCCAGGAGCTTGGGATCATTCCAACGGAGATATCAGTATGAGACGGAAAAAACTAGAAGTTAAATGGGAATGCTCCGCCGATATGTGCGTATATTTCCAATTCCAAAGAAACCTCAAGGGAGCCGCTAAAGAGCTTTTAGGGGTTGAGATGGACAAAGGGGTTCGTACGAACATGAAAGGTAAGACATGGGACGATATGATCGCCATGGATGAATCTAAAGAGGTTCTTCAATACGCATTGGATGACGCGAAATATACCTACCAAATTTGGGAGCTTTACGGAGATAAATGGCCGGAAGAAGAAAAGCGACTGAGTCGGATGACCCGAGCGATGGCTTATGAAGGATTACCGATAGATGTAACCTTGATGGAGAATTCAATTAATCTGTTAGAAAAAAGATTATTCGAAGCGAAGAAGGCATTACCTTGGTACGGTGAAATTGATCCAGATACCAAGAAAGAATATGTAGTCTATTCCAAGAAGGCACTGGCGATTGAATGTCGTAAGCTTGGCATTGAGCCTCCCAAAAGCTTGGCGAAGGATAGCCCGGTTCTTGAAGAATGGGTAAAAGAGAATGGCGATAAGATTTCGTTTGTCGCTGACATGCAAAATTACAATCGGATCAATATGCATTTGAAACGATTGAGATCTATGCAAGATCGACTGACACCGGAAGGTAAAATGTCATACAATATGAAATATTTCGGCGCGGATGCTACCGGAAGATGGAGTGGCGACGCTGGCTTTAATGTTCAGAATCTACCGCGCGAAGCTAAATATGGAGTCAACATTCGTAACTGCATATCGGCTGGAGATGGGAACACTCTGATAGTATCTGACCTTTCTCAAATCGAGCCAAGATTAACAGCGTTCCTCGCTGGGGACACAGACTTTCTTGATCTGATTAAGAAGGGAATGTCTCCCTATGAGGCACACGCAAGGCAGACAATGGGGTGGACAGGCGGGAAATTAAAGGACGAGGATCCTGAGCTTTATTTACTGGCCAAGGTTCGTGTTCTTCAGTTGGGCTACGGCTCAGGATGGTCTAAATTTGCTGAGACCGTTGCAATGTATGGTCAGACTCAGATTCTTGATCAGGATTTCAGCAGGGCAGATGAATTAAGATTTCAGGAATATGCTGGAAAATACATGCCGGGCAAGGCGACCTTATACCCACAACTTCCGACCGAAGACCGTCGGCAATGGGTCAATGCCTTTATTCAGGTGATGGATTTTCGCGACAAGAATCAGAAGATCACACGCTCTTGGAAATCGTTGGATGTTCAACTTAAGCAGTGTGCGAGTGAAGGTAATGATTTTGAGATCCCCCTACCCTCCGACCGGACGCTTAAGTACTTTCGCTGTAGGCATGAGCCCGATGGCGTGACTTGCGCAACTCAAAAAGGATCGATCAGGAGAACTAAGATGTACGGCGCCAATCTGTTTCAGAACAGCGTTCAGGCTTTGGCTCGGGACTGCTTCGGATTCATAATGAATCGACTAACGGATGCGGGCTTTAAAATTGTATTACATGTGCATGACGAAGTTGTCATCGAGGTTCCGGAATCCATGGCGGAGGAATCGAAATCAGCAATTGAAAAAATAATGGGGCAAGCCCCCGAATGGATGCGAGATGTACCGCTCGCGTCTGAGGCAATAATTACAAAACAATACACAAAATGATAATCGGACTTACTGGAAAGAAAGGGTGTGGGAAATCATCCGTTGCGAGAATAATCGCCGAAGAATGGAATTACGGAATTAAAAGTTTCGCAACTCCTATTAAATTAATGCTATCCGCAATGGGGTTAACTAATGACGAGCTGTACAACCCTGAGAAAAAAGAAGATATTATTCCGGAGTTTGGCAAAAGCCCTCGCGAATTAATGCAGCTTTTGGGCACCGAATTTGGGAGAACACTGGTATCTCAAAATATATGGGTCTCATCATTAGAGAAGAAGTTGGACGATAACAATTATGTAATCGATGATGTCAGATTCGCTAATGAAGCCGCGATGATTCGAGCACACGGCGGGGTTATTGTTCGAGTCGTTCGTGGCTTAGATGACACTCCAGATGAGCATGTGTCTGAAGCTGGGATTAATTCCGAGCTGATCAATTACGAGATTCAGAATATTTCATGCTACGAAACAGATCTTAAATTAGCCGTAAACAGTGTATTAGAGGAGGTATTGACTTATGGAGCTATTCGCAATTCCTAATCTTAGGGCGAGTCAGGTCAGTAAATCTAAGCCTTGGGAAGTCGAATTCGATCTCCCTGAGTTTAGAAATACAACTGAATACAAGGCGTGGGCGGCAAGCCCGAGCACAGTCTACTGCGCTTATTCAACCGGCGAAGGAGTGGATCCCGGACAGCGTGTTAGTGAAGCGAATCCGATGAGGTATCTTCACGGGGTCACCGTTGATTGGGATGCCGATTTTACTGATGAGGAATTTGAGGAGATCGTCCGCCGGATGATTGATCACGAATATCCAGTTAATTACATCAGTCGAAGCTACAGCGGAGGAATTCATGCGGTTTGGTTTTTCGAAGATCC